TAATTATGGGAACACCTAAGAAATTCTTAAAGAATGTACAACTTAAATCAAAGTCTCGTAACCACGCAAGAAGATTAGAGTTATGGGAAGAGGGTTGGAACGCTAGTGGTACTTTTGTACCTAAAGGAGTACTTTATGAGGATATGGATAGAGACTTTATTAAGTTTGTTAAGGACGAATTAAGTGTTTCCTTAGGGGGTGAAAAGATACCGGTGTTTTTTTTAACAATGCAAAGGTGGGCAGAATTCGCAAGAACTTGGGAATTTACCGATAAAGACCGTAACGCACAGATTCCTTTTGTAACTATAGTGCGTCATCCAGATATACAATTTGGTACGAATCCAGTTACTCAATATACAATACCTCAGAAACAAAGATTTGACTATATGAAAGTTCCAAATTACGATGGGGATGGTGTTGGGGTAGATGTTTACAAAATACCACAACCAATCGCAGTTAATCTAACCTACGAGGTTAGGTTTTTTTCTTATAGAATGAGAGAAATAAACAAATTCAATAAATCAGTGATGCAAGAATTCCAATCGAGACAAAAATACATTAATTGTAATGGTCACTATTTCCCAATAATATTAGAAAATATAGGAGACGAAAGTACGATTGACCAGTTTGAAAAGAAACGATTTTACCTACAAAGTTTTGAAATGCAGATGTTAGGTTATATTATGGATGAAGAAGACTACGAAGTAACCCCAGCTATAAAAAGAGTAATTACATTATTTGAAACGGAACCCAAAATCGTACCAAGTTTGAACGCTACCGATGGACTAGACTCGGGAAGACGAACAGACGAATCAACAATAGACTTCCAATGGAATTTAGGAGACTCCTCAAACGGAACCTCTATAACAACCATAGACAACTTAACTAAAGTTATAGATAGTGCATTACTAACAACAAAGACTTTTGATAATCTTAGGGATTGTCCAGTGGATAGTGATGATTGTGATGTAGTGGGGCCTCGACTTTACCTAAGTTTAGATGAAGGGGCGACATTTACATCAGTGGACTTACCTCTCCAAGTACTACCAGGGTATCATCTATATATAACTGGAGAACTCATTAACGTTAGTTTAGCGGCGACACTAACCTTACATGGATATCTCAATAAGGTTTAATCATTGTAAAGATCATCTTTTTTATTATAACGAGTGTTGGAACATCGTTCCCTTATTAACTTCTCCACAAAGGCAAACATCTTCAGACCATTTTTATTACAATAGGTTTTTAGTATAGAATGGGTCTTACCATCTATTTTAAGGTTTTTATTACGTTTTAGATTATCCATATATAAATAAGTATGAAAAAAGTAGGATTCTTTTCATACTCATGATAAAAACCCTTCGCCCTTTGCAAAAAACAAGAGTATTTATTATAAAACCAAAGAATAACAAAAAACTAAAAAATACAGTAAAACATGGCAAATCAAGTAGTAGTATCACCAGGAGTTTATACATCAGAGAAAGATCTTTCGTTTGTTGCTTCTAGTGTTGGTATAACACGTTTAGGTGTTGCGGGGGAAACTTATAGGGGTCCGGCAAACCAACCAATATTCGTAGGAGATTACGATACATATAAAACATATTTTGGAGGACAAAAAACAGACCAATATTGTTTAGGTCAACCTTGTGTCTCTACTGACGCTAAATACCCAAGATACGAAGCTACCTATATTGCTAGAGCTTACTTAAGTGAGTCTAACAATTTATGGACAACCCGTGTTTTAGGTGGTACAGGTTATGATGCGACTGAAGCTTTAGTTATTAACTTAGGTGTTGGTACTGATAACGCTTACGCTGGTTCTTTACCAAATGCTGGGGCTTCTACTGTGAGACAAGCGACCAATGGTTCAAGATTATCTGCAACAACAGCTTGTGTAATTAGAGCTAGAAAATACTATTCAGGACCAACATACAACCAACCAAATATTCAAATTAGTGTTGTACCTACGGTTGGTTATGGTGTTGCTAATACTAATGTTGCTTCTCCAACTTGGGCAGCAAATGGATTTACTCCTGGAGGTAGTGGAACAGCTGGTGCAAATATTGCAGGGGGTGCTTGGGCTAACGCAACAGGTGATTTTACTATCGCCGCTCGAAGACAAGCATATGCAGGTGTTGGAGATGCTGACGACAGATACTCAGTTAGTTTTAACCCTAATAGTAATAATTATATTACAAAAGTTCTAGGTACTAATCCTTTCTACGACCAAAATAACCCAGACCAAAGACTATATGTAGAACAACTATATATTAACTCTGTTAAACAAATGGGTAAAGAATGGGGTGGTTCAGCAGCAAACAATTATTTAGATGTTCTTGAAGATATGTCTTGGTTTAATATAAAATCTGGTTGGGATAATTATACAGACACATGGCAACCAACAGCAACACCAGATGGGCCACAAACACCATGGATTTATTCAGAAGTTAGAGGTACTGAAATAGTGAAATTATTTAGAATCATTACAATAGCTGATGGAAACACAGCTAATAATTACGTAAAATTCTCTTTCGTTAATATTGATATTGATAATAAAACATTTGATTTAGCTGTTAGGGACTATAGTGACTCAGATGCAAAACAAGTAGTATTAGAAGGATATAAAAACATAAGTCTTAACCCAACAAGTCAAAACTACCTAGGTAAAAAAATTGGAACGTTAAATGGTGAGTACGCGTTAAGGTCAAGATATATAATGGTTGAGATTGACGAAAATTGTCCGATAGATGCAGTACCAAGTGGATATGAAGGGTATCCTACGACAAATGGGTCAACTAATTGGGGTAATCTAAGTGGAAGAACTCAATCTCAAGGAACCGGATCACCTGATGGTTTAGCACTTCACTCCAGAGTAGAGCCTTTTGCTTATTATAATCTTAGTTATGATTTAGTATCCGATAATATCAGAAAAACTTATTTAGGTCTAGGTAGTAAATTCGGTTATGACCAAGACATGTTCGATTATCATGGTTGTGAAGATACTTCACCTACTACCTGTGCGTCGGCTTGGTCAGGAAAAACTTATGGATTCCATTTAGACACAAGAGCTTCAGGAAGTACATTCTTACAAAACACTAATGCTGGAGACTACAAAGTATGGTTCTCAGGATCAGTTGGTACTTTCCCATTCTATGGTGCGTCTTCACAATATACAGTAAACGGATATTACGGAGTTGGTAGTTCAAACTCAACCTCAGCTAGTAAAAATGTATACTACAATAAAAAATATAGAAAATTCACTGTATTACCTTATGGGGGACACGATGGATGGGAACCATATAGATCAGTACGTAGTAACGGTGATTTATGGAAAGAAAACTCAACCAACTATATTCCAGGATATGGTTCTGGTGCGACAACAGTATTAGCATCTGGGAGGTTCGCCTATAATAAAAATACAGACTGGTATTCATTCCAAGGATCAATAAGGAAGTTTGCTAACCCAGAAGAAGTAGATATTAACTTATTTACAACACCAGGAATTGATTATACTAATAATTTAACACTGGTTAATGACACTATTGATATGGTTGAGGATAACAGAGCGGATTCTTTATACCTCATCACTGCCGATAATTACAAAGACCAAAGTGTTGAATCAGCGGTAAATGCATTAGAAGACTCGAATCTTAATAGTAACTATGTTGCTACTTACTGGCCATGGATACAATACAATGACACCGAAAATAATGTTAGATTATATATGCCACCTACTTGTGAAGTATTAAGAAATATGGCAATAACTGATAATGTAGCTTTCCCATGGTTTGCAACGGCAGGTTATAATAGAGGTATTGTAAAAGCTAATAAGGTTAGGAGGAATCTAACACAAGATGATAGAGACGACTTGTATGAGGCTAGAATTAACCCAATAGCAACATTTACAGCAACCGGACCTGTTATTTGGGGTAATAAAACTCTACAAACAGCAATATCAGCACTAGACAGAATCAATGTTAGAAGATTACTTCTTAGAGCGAGAAAGTTAGTGTCAGCAGTTGCGGTTAGATTAGTATTTGAACAAAATGATGAAATCGTAAGACAAGAATTTTTAAGCTTAGTTAATCCAATATTAGAAGAT